CAAGTCCCACTGCCGGCACTATTTGCAAAACCCCGTAAATCCAAGATTTTCAGTAAAATCAAGGGTTTGCGGGGTTTTTCTTTACTTACAATCTTTCAAAAAATTAAAGAAATTAGGGTACTTTTAAGAAAAATTTGCCCCGAATTTGCCCCGCCATTACCTTGAGATTTCAGCTATATATTGACTGGCAAATTCCATCATATCTCTTTCTTTGTCGGCTTGAGCATGACGGTATACTCTCTTCATGACATTGTCAGAACTCCAGCCACCGGCACGCATAATATAGCTGTCCGGTATGCCAAGTGAGTGAGCCATCGAAGCGTAGTAGTGACGCAGATCATGGAATCTAAAGTGTGGCAAGCCTATACGCTTCTGCAAGGCCGATAGATTATCCCACAGGTTAGTTGGATATCCTGCATAGCCTTTACCCTGAATACGGAGCAGATCGGCCGTGTAATCGTCTATGTATATCTTCCGTGTAGACTCATCCGTCTTGGCAAAGTTCTTTAGTACAAGTTTGTTATCCTTGTTCTTGACAATGGACTTGTTGATAGCCAGCATATTTCCCTCAAGATCATCGGCAGTCACAGCACATACTTCAGATCGCCTCATGCCATATACTCCTAGACGCAGAGCCAACTCATACGATGTACCTTTGGAAGCTTCGAGTATCTTCTTGATGTCGTCATCGGTCGGCTCATACGGCACATAGCGCTCGCCAAGAGGTAAAGTGGTAGTGAGCTTAAGGTCCGGACGGTACATAGCCACGATAGGCGATATAAAACCGTGGTAATTCTTTACTGTTTTGGCTTTTCTTTTCAGGGCTATCCTGTTAATTTCTGCCTGCACATCAGCAGAAGACAAGTCTTTCATTGGAATATTCAAAAAATCTTCACTCATCGAACGCACCATAGCATCATATGAGCGCACAGTGGACGGAGAAAGGACATTCTCTTTAATGGCTATATATTGTAAAGCACAGCTCTTAAAAGTTCCCTGTGCGGCGCTGGAAGGCTTCTCGGCATATATTTTAGAAAGCACCTCGTCCACTTCCCGCTTACTTGGGAAGTGGTCAAATATAATGCGGTGCATCTTTCCGTCAATCATCTTACGGACTCGGTAGCCGCTATTTTTTTTCTCAACTTTCATAATTGGTCCTCCTTTTGTTTTTATTCTCTGAAACGCATAAAATTTTGTGATATAATATTAATGAGTTAAGGATTGAGTTTAACTCGTTCTCAACTCGGTTTTTTGTTTTAATCTTAAACTCCTTATCAAATTAAAACCCTTTAAATCCTTTCTCATACAAAAAACGCACCGGCAGCCTCCTCTGTCAGTGCGTTTTTGTATTACTTTGGACTATATACCCAATTGCCATAATCATCCTGTACTATATAGCCGTCTACCGCATATTCAGAGCAGTCATCGTCAAGTACACCATATACAGCTTGAGCCGGATCACATCCTGGAAAACAAATACCGGTGTCTCTGTCGCCAGTCTTGATAGCAAAATAATTGTAATTTTGCTTGCTGACAAAATCACAGAATTTCTTGTAGTCTTCCTGAGATGTACGCTCAAGTCGTGGCTTTGATATATCTATATATCCGTATGTGCCGATGTTAGTACCAGATCCACTGAGAACTTCTCCGGTTTTTACTTCGTAATCAAGTAGCGAAGGCTTGCTGTCGTAAATGAAAGCTTTAATCTTGATATATCCAAAGAATCCTCCAATTAAAACTAGAACTATAATAGCTCCTATCAAATTGTAAAACCCTTTGCTATGCTGCTTTTTAGGCTGAGCATATTGTTGATAATTATATTGTTGCTGCGGATTTGCAAAATTCTGTGTGTAATTTTGCTGATTGGCAGCAAAGAGTGACGAACCACATCTGCCACAGAATGCATAGCCCTGCGGCACTTCATTTCCACATCTTGGACATTTCATTGTTATACCTCCTTATAATCTTCTTGACACATACCACAATACAAGTACAAGCCCTATGGTAGCTGATACTATAACACTTCTTGTAATTCCAAGTAACGCTAGAATGAAAAATACTAATAATGAGAGCGCACCCCAAATTATGAAGAATGTGGCAATTAATGCAAGCCCAAATCCCACACATGAAAGAACGGTGGCCATAAATTCTATAATTGTTTTTTTCATGCAATTCCTCCTTAGAAATTACGAATCAGTTGTATTACTTTTCCTAATATTCTGACTGGCATTGTGTCTATCTCTGTCTGGCTGAATCTCATTGGCTCGTAAGCCGGATTAGTCGGGATAAGAGCAAGCCCCTCGGCATATCGTTGCAATCGTTTACAGGTGGCATCAGAGCCATTAACTAGTGCTATAACTAAATCCCCGGTATCAGCTTCATCAGTTTTTTGAACGACGACTGTATCACCATCTCTTAACTCAGGTACCATACTGTCACCTTTGATTAAGAGAGCGAATAGCTCACCTCTACGCTTGAGTGCAGGCGATACTTCAATACTGCCGATTATTTCCTCGACAGCTTCTTTTCCGTAGCCTGCTGCCACACGGCCAAGAACCGGAATACTATAAGTTAAGTCCAACTGTGTAGGCTCTATTCCATCGAACCCCAACAATTCACTTGGAGTCGTGCGCAGTGCCTTGGCAAACTCACGTATCTTAGACTCAGGGATATCGACAACACCACGTTCTATTTTGGCGATAGAAGAGCGGTCCTTATATCCGGTAAGACTAGCCAAAGTATCTTGTGACATTTCAAGAGCTTTTCTACGCTCTTTAATATTTTTATAAAGTTCGAGCATGATATATATCCTCCTTCCTATAAATGTTGGTTTGTGCCTTCATTATAACACACTGTGTAAATTAATTCAACAAATTTATAAAAAATTGTTGACGCAAATTCACACTAGTGATATAATGAATTTAGTTCACGGAAGGGAGGCATCAAAAAATAGTGGCAAACGTAGAACTGTTAAGACAGACAATGAAAGACTCAGGCATGACAGTATCGGCAATTGCTGAAAAATCAGGCATTTGCAGAGAGACACTCTACAACCGCATGAATAGCGGAGATTTTTACGCATCAGAGATTGTGTCACTTACTAGGGTTTTAGGACTTAGTAAGAAGGAGAGAGACGATATTTTTTTACCTAAGAAAGTGAATTAAATTCACATAAGGAGACAAGCAATGCCAAGAGTCAGAGCATTAACCTACCCGGCAAGGGTAGCGGACAGGAGAAAAGTCCTTGCCAAGAAATGCAAGCTCCGGCTTGCTGAGTGTGGAGTCAAACAGAAAAAGATAGCCAAACAGCTTGGTATATCAGAGGCAGCGTTGAGCACACAGCTAAGTGGAAGTTTAAGCATAGAAACACTCATGGCCATCGCGGATATGACGGACTGGACGGCTGAAGAAATAGGCAAGGCAATTAAAAACTAAATATGTAAATTATTCGAGCATTCAGTAGAGGGGCACAATTTTACTCCTTTGTAAATTTTTCGATTTAATTGTGTAAGTGTATTTTGATTTTGTTACTTTTGACATACCTCTTGTTGCTACGTGCCCCTCTACTGAGTGCTCGGGGAAGGAGAGAACATGAGAAATAAAATATACGAAGCACTCGGCTATGTCGGCCTTGCTGCAATCATGGTTGGAGCGTGTCTTATCCGGTACAGATACGGACAGGTACTCTTGCCGGTTGGACTGCTGCTTACTATTCCATGTCTTGTAACAGAACATGAGAATGATTAGCGGATGCAAGCTGGGCACAAGTGGGCAGAAGCATCAGAGTGTTGGCGAATATCTCATGGAGACAGTAAAAAAGGCTAAGCCAAAAAACTGTAAGACTTTCGCTGAATTATTGGAAAATGAGAGCAAAAAAATAGAATCCTCGACCGACCAAAGCTAAGGATTCTATAAAGGGAAAAATCAAATAGATTTTTTTAATTGTAACATGATTTTAGAGATTATTCAATGGAGCTGATTATGATTTTAAGAAAATGCAGAAAATGCGGATGCGCTATAGATCCGGGAGAGGGCGTTAACGGAATATGCGAGGATTGTGTTAGACAGTCGAAAGTATTGAAGACCAGAGCCGGACAGCTTGAAGCACTTGTTAAATGTACGGATTATAAGCAGATGAGCTCTAAAGATTTGGAAGCGAGCTAATCAGAAAGGAAAAAGAATGGCAAGAGAGAAAGAAATAAGGGAGACCCTCGAAAAGACATTGAAGATTAACGAGGGCAGTTCAATGAATACACCATTTGTTCAATTCGAAACGACTGGCGGGCATGTCAGCAGTCTGAGTGTTACTGTATATCCGGAAGGATGGCATGGCCTGGCTGACACCGAGAACGAGATATATGTGGTTTATTTGGATATGTTTGACGAAAACGAATACAAAAGAATGCACAATGAATTAGATAAACTTATTAAAGAAAAGGAGCAAAAGGTATGTTAGAAGTACAAATCGTAAGGAATAACGGAACTATAGATTTTAATTTTGAGGACATCAAGGATGCTCTTGCATCAGAGCTCGAGCTTTACAAGAACTTGGTCTTCACGGAAGACACAAAAGCAGATGCAAAGAAGACTGTAGCAGAGCTTAGGAAGCTCAAGAAGCAGATCAGTGACAAGAGGATAGAGGTCAAAAAGCTCTACATGCAGCCATACACAGATTTCGAGGCAAAGGTTAAGGAACTGGACAAGCTTATCAATGAACCAATCACTTTTATCAGTGAGCAGATTGATGCATTCGAGCAGAAGCGCATCGAAGAAAAGAGAGAGCTTATCAATGACATTTACCTTGAGCTTGTATCCGGCAGAGAAGATATAGCAGGATATGCAGAGCTTAACAGAGTGTATGACAGCAAGTGGGAGAATGCATCCACATCGAAGAAGACTATACAGGAATCGATTACCAACTATCTTGATGGTGTAGCCAATGACGTAGCAGCTATTAAGAGCATGGAATCAGAATATGAGGCCAAAGCTCTCATGAAATACAAAGAGACAGGTGTACTGTCAGACGCACTTCTCACTATCAGACAGTGGGAGAAGCAAAAAGAAGAAATCCTCAAAGCTGAGGAAGAGAAGCAGGCAGAGGCCGAAGCGGATGAGATACTTGATGCACCGGAGCCTATAGAGGAATTTATAGAGCTGACAGAAAAGAACGACATCATGAAGATAGCTAGATACGAGGTCAAGGTTGATCTATTCCAGCAGACACAGCTTGAATGCTATATGCAGGAGTGTGGTATCCAGTACAGGAGGTTAGATTAATGGCAGTGCACGAGAAACTAAAAGAAATACAGACGATGCTTAAGGCACCGAAAAACTTGTATAACAAGTACGGCGGATTCAATTATCGAAACGCTGAGGGGATATATGAGGCAGTTAAGCCTTTACTCAACAAGCTTGGCATGACGCTGATAATCAGTGATTCAATTCAAGCTGTAGGTGCGAAGAATTATGTGCAAGCTACTGCATGCCTGACAGATTGCGAGACAGGCGAACAACTCTCTGCCTGCGCACTTGCAAGAGAAGCAGAAGCGAAAAAAGGAATGGAGGACTCACAGATTACCGGTACCGCGTCAAGTTATGCGAGAAAGTATGCACTTAACGGGCTCTTTCTCTTAGACGACACCAAGGATGAGGACTCGGACGAGTGTAGGAAGTATAAAGAAAATAAGAGCAAGGCTGAATCAGTAGAATCGACACAGCCAGCAGCTTTTAAGCCTGCGACAGCTCAGCAGATTCATAAGATTAATGAATACATCATGGCCTACGCGGGTATGTGTGAAGGTGCAAGCGAGGGCGACATATGGAACACATTGAAAAAGAAGTACGGCTTTGCCAAGCAGTCAGATATTTCAAAGGAGCTTGCTGAACGGATAACTAAGCAGGTTGAAACTTGGTACAAAAAAAAGAAAGAGGCATAAATGGAAGTGACAGGAAGAGCTGTCGGAGCATCTATTGACTTCGACAGCGGGCACTTGAGAGTGACCTTTGACATCAACGAGACAGAAAAAGCTAAGACAGAGTATGAGAAGATTAAGAGCTTTGACAAGCTCAAAATCAAGGCAGTCAGATATACACGGCGCCGGTCCCTTGACGCTAATGCCTACTTTCATGTGCTTGTTGGCAAGATAGCCGAAGCTCTGACAATCTCAAAGGCAAGAGCCAAGAATCTTATGATATGCAGATACGGACAGCCTCATGTGCTGCCAAGTGGTGAGCCTCTTATCTACAAGACCAACGCTCCTGAGAGCTACATGTACGAGCTCGAGACAATGCACTGCATAGCTGTTAAGTATGACGACAATGCCACGTTCTACATGGTATACAGAGGCTCGCATACATACGATACCAATGAGATGTCTAAGCTCATCGATGGCACTGTAGCAGAAGCCAAGGAGCTCGGCATTGAGACTATCACACCAACAGAATTAAAGGAAATGAAAGAGAGGTGGGGAGTGTGAAGTCAATAATAGTAGAGCGTACCGACAGATGTGTGATATGTGGAAGCCCTTACGTGGAAATCCACCACGCTATACACGGCACGGCCAACCGGAAGGTGGCCGACAAGTACGGCTTAACCATTCCTTTATGCCACGAACACCACTTGGGAGCACTCGGACCACACCTCAACAGAACTGTTGACCTGGCGTATATCAAAGCAGCTCAGAGAGCGTTTGAGTCAAAGGTCGGAACTAGAGAAGAATTTAGAAAGCTGTTCGGTAAGAGCTGGCTTTAAGCAAAAGAAAGGAAAAAGAATTATGCACAAACAGATTGTGACGGGGAATATTAAGGACAAGAGACTTCTGAATATTAAAGAGGTTTGTACCTATATCGGAATAGGACAAACGCAAGCACGAAAGGTAATGCAGGAAATAGGAGCTGTAAGGCGGTTCGGGAGACGTATTTTGTATGACAAGATTGTTATAGATACATACCTTGATAGTATGGGAGTAGATAAATAAAAACGGTTGAGACACCTTAAGAAACTGTTTGGAATTGCGGATTTTATATCACGAGACATCAGCAATTGTAAGCCAATGTTATCTCCGGTCTACCCTTTGACCGGAGGGAAAGGAGCGCATGGACTTAGAAAAAATACCGGTCGGGCACAGGAATGCTATGAGCAGACCATCCAACCCGAACGATGATAGACGGCTCCGGGAGCAGATTGAGAAAGCCAACAACAACGGTGATTGTATCATCAATGTTGGAGACGGCTACTACAGACCGGACCCGAACGACATAGAGGATGAAGTTGAGTTCAACGAGTATATGGCTAAGGAGCTTCATCGAGCGAGAGCGATTCAAAAGAAGAGACTCTCAATGAAATTGACATACGAAAGGTGGCGAGAAGTTGGAGTACTTATTAATTATACCGGGCAAGTTGCCGAACCTTAACGACTACATCAGTGCAGAGCGAGCCAATAAGTACAAGGGGGCTAAGCTCAAGGGAGAGTCGGAGGACATCGTATCAAGATGCATCCGGCAGCAGTTGAAGGGGGTACATATTACCAAGCCTGTGAGTATGGCTTATGTTTGGCACGAGCCGAATAAGCGACGAGATCTTGACAACATTTCTTCCTTCGGCCGGAAGGTGATCCAGGATGCACTCGTCAATTCGGGAGTACTTGAGAATGACGGTTGGCAGAACATTAGGGGGTTCAACGATGAGTTCAAAGTCTCAAAGGATGAACCAAGGATAGAGGTCCATATCTTCGAGGTGGAGCAATGAGAGAAAGTATAGTGTTCTATCGAAGTTTCTATGAGGCTATCAAAGAACTACCTGCAGAAGAGTTTAGAAATGCAGTCATGGCAATAATGGAGTACGGACTCAACGATAGCGAGATTGATACATCCGGTGTAGCCAAAGCGATTTTGATAATGGCAAAGCCTCAGATAGACAAGAATAACAAGCGGTATGAGAACGGTTTGAGGGGTGGAACTAAACCAAAGCAGAACCAAAACGAAACCAAACTCGAGTCAAACTCGAACCAAACTCGAACCAAACTCGAACCAAACTTGAACCAAAGTGGAACCAAAGCGGAACCAAAACGAACCAACCACGAACCTAATGATAATGTAAATGATAATGATAATGATAATGTAAATGATATTAAAGAGAGTGAAGAGAAAAAGCCCCGCTTTTACCCACCCACCCTCGAAGAACTAAAAAAATATATCGATGACAACAAGTACAACGTAGATCCTGAGCGATTCATTGATTATTACACAGCCAACGGCTGGACTGTTGGCAAGAATAGAATGAAAAACTGGAAAGCAGCTGTTAGAAATTGGGACAGAAGCCAGAAATCTGGCGGACGGATGAGGCAGGAATCGACCGCCAAAACCAAGTTCAGTAACTTCGAGCAGAGGTCTTATGACTACGCTGCACTTGAGTCAGCACTAGGAGGCGCAAATGAGCAGACAGAGTAGACAGGGGCGCATGAATGCCCACTACTGGCGAAACGAAGTTCAGAAAGTTCAGCTCGGAGATAACATAGCCAACCACATGGCATACATCTTCATGGAGATACTGTACGACAAGTTTGACCTGAGCTTCAGACAGCTCAAGAACTTTTACGACAGAGTGATTGAACGTCGCAAGAAATGGCAGAATGATGACGACCAGGAACTGACAACGACCACAATGCTTGAGTACTGCCAGAAAAGAGGCATCAAGGTTGTCGATTGGGTGAAGAAAATCCCGATGAGCCACAAGCTGTATATGGCTGATCTTGGCAAGAATAGAGCAGTACTCGGAGCTGACCGAAACATAGAGTCGGCACTTGTGGCTACGATGCTGCTTACAATACCGGTACTCAAACAGAGCTACAAGTTTAAGAACTCTGACATTCACGAGTTCATGAGATGGTGCGAGTATTTCATTGACTCTTACTGGAGAAAACAGCCCGGATGCAAAGATCACTATCTCAACGATGAGATGATACGTCAGCTCTTCATTGAGGAGGAACACTGGGACCTGCTGAAAGGATGTGCAGTATGAGTGATAGGGATTACTGGGACAGCAGCAGTACCCAACGAGCGCACCTTAAAAGTGCAAGAGACAGTGCAAAGGCGGATTACTACTCGAACCCGAAGCACAGGAGCGAGAAAGCGTACAAGCAGTTCAAACATAGCGTAGATTATGGGAAAGGAATTCAAAAATGATTAGGACAGATTGAAAGTGGGTGAAGATGATGACTAGTGGAAAAGTGATTACTCGCTGCGGAGATTGTATTTACTACAATTTCAAAAAACACAAATGCAATGTTGGGCATTCTGCCGAAATAGACGCAAAAGAGAGATTTTACGCAGACTGTACAACATTTGAGAATGTGGAAGAATATGAGAGAAAGGCTTATAACAAGGCTGTTGATGACACTATAAAATCTATTAAAGAAGAATATGCCTTTACAATCTTGGAGGAAGAAAAGATTGACGAGATAGCCGAACGACTGAAAGGCGAGAAACAGAATGAAGATTTTAAACAAAAAGAAATGTGAAGAAATTCTGAAAAGAATTACTGCAAATGAAATTATTCAGGCAGAGTACGGACTACACGATATGGAAGCGGAAACAAAGGCAACGGAAAATAGAGCAGAGATAGCTTTTATTGTCGGCGGCATTAAGGGAATGAACAAGGTGCAGAACACATTGAGAAAAAGATATAACAACTAACTAAAAATCAAAGAAAGTAGGCGATTCAGAGTGAGTAGAGCGTACAGATGTGATATTTGCGGCAAATTTTGTAGCGATTGTTATAAAATAACAGGTTTTGATATTTTCCCCGGTGATTACGCAAAAAGAGGCTATCCCGATGTTGATAAAAAGACAGTGATAAGTGAAGTATGCGAAGATTGTTACAACGATATCAAGAACTACATTCACGATAAGGTATTTGAAACAGCTAAAAAGCAGATAAAAGGTTTAATTTACTAAAAACCAAAGAAAGGAAATAAAAATGATTAAGACAGATAAAGGACAGATTGAAATAGAAGGCAATATTGTCAGCGTAATTGCTGACGTTGGGGTTATCTCCAACACAGTCAGGGACACTCTTGTTAAGAACGGAATGCCAAAAGAAATGGCAAAAGTAATAGAGGAAAAAATCGCAAGTAATGCAAGTATATTAGGAGGTGCAAGTAAAAAATGATTGAGGTAAAGGATAACAAAGTAAAATTAGGCGGCTCTACTTACGACCTCATGCAAGAGTTCCAGGCAATTGTGCTATGTATGAAAAAGCTGATAGAGGAAGACAACAGAACTGGCATGGAGCCTGGCTATTTCGTCCAAGGACTTGCCTCTCTGGCACTTGGACGAGACTTCTACGCATGGATGAGTTCAGACACACCACCGAAGAGTAATAAGCATGTGCTCTTATCGTTCGAGAACTTCTCAACCCCGCTTGTGGGAAGATATGAGGAGGACAGCCACGGCGGGGCTTACTATATCGGAGACGATACAATGACCTGTGGTTCGAATGGCATGATAGTTAATGCATGGATGAATCTGCCAACGTGTTACAGAGACGAGGAGGAGCAGGATGTGTATCGAAGAAATGATAACACAGGTGGGTGCGGCAGCACTAATACAGTTCGAAACTGAACTGTTGGAAAACGCTGAAAAGAATTGGCTACCATCTCAAACGAAGATGCTCAGGGCACTGATCGAGTGCACATTGAACGGAACGGACTACTCGGAAGAATATGAAAAGATACAGCGTGAGCCTTAGAGCTTGCACTGGGAAAGGGTAAAGAATGGAAAAGACATGTATTAATTGCAGGTACGTCGGCAACAAGCCAAAAGGGTACTCATGTAAGATTTGCAGCCGCAGCTATTCCAATCAATGGGAACGTGCTACGGATGAGCAGATTAGATTTACCAAGAGCGCTATTTTCGATTTTAGAAATAGGCTCGAAAAGAGACTGCCTGACCCACGGGAAGGCTATGATAATTTAAACATGGATAACTTAATTGCTGATGTACAAGGTGAAATGTTAAAGGAGTTGGAAGATGAGACTGATTGACGCCGACAAAATGTTAGAAAGATTACAAGAATGGAACACATCTGATGATATGGATAAAGCATTATATCGTTTTACGTATGACAGAATAATGGAACAGCCGACCGCCTGCGCACAGACTGAGGAAGTAAAGTGGGTATCTGTAGAGGACAGACTGCCAAGCGATGGTGATAGCAGATTTTACATGTGCCTCGTTGAAAACCACTTGGAAGATCCACCGATGTGTTGCCAGTACGAAGAGGGGCACGGATTTGGCTTTTGGAATGACATCTACGACCCGGTAACACTCGGCTTTGTGGACTCTGAATTTCAGACAATGGAAGAACTACACTATGAAAAGGTGTGTTACTGGATGCCACTTATTGAACCACCAAAGGATGAAGAGGAGGGAGGCGAGAGATGTGAGGCTAATTGATGCAGACAAATTGATAGAGCATTTAAAAGACACTTACAACCACGAAAAGGATGTAATCAATAGCTATTGGCTTCTAAATACTCTCATCGATAAGGTAGATGAAGTACCAACCGCCTATGATGCGGATAAGGTTGCAGCACAGTTAGATAGAGAAAAATTCGTTGAGAGCGAGATTACACTATCAGATGTACACCAAGGATATAATGCTGGACTAAGCAGAGCAATAGAGATTGTAAAAGACGGAACAAAGTTGATATATCAAACTAACCTTAAGGAAGAAACTGAAAATGATAAATGGAGAATTGATAGTTGATAACTTCGCAGGTGGTGGAGGAGCTTCCACAGGAATAGAACTAGCAACAGGATATAGCGTAGATATAGCCATTAACCATGATCCTGAAGCTATTAAGATGCATAAAGCCAATCATCCGAATACGAAACACTATTGTGAAAACGTGTGGGCGGTGGATCCTGTAAAGGCTTGCAATGGTAATCCGGTAGGACTTGCTTGGTTTTCTCCTGATTGCAAACATTTTAGTAAGGCAAAGGGTGGCAAACCTAAAGATAAGAATATCCGTGGTCTTGCGTGGGTTGCTTTGAGATGGGCAGGACTGGTAAGACCAAGAGTAATAATGCTTGAGAATGTCGAAGAATTTAAAACATGGGGACCATTGAACAGACGGCATCATCCTATCAAGAGCAAACAGGGTTATACATTCAACAAATTTGTACAGCAGTTTAGCGAGTTGGGGTATGATGTGCAATTTAAGGAATTGATAGCAGCAAATTATGGAACACCTACCATGCGCAAGAGATTTTTTATGATTGCTCGTTGTGACGGCAAGCCGATTGTGTGGCCAAAACCTACACATGCGCCAGCCGATAGTGAGGAGGTAAAAGCAGGATTGCTCAAGCCGTATGTAGGAGCATACACGCAAATAGATTTTAGTAGACCTTGTCCGAGCATTTTTGATACATCGGAAGAGATAAAAGAAAAATACGGCATACGGGCGGTAAGACCACTTGCAATCAAAACAATGGAGAGGATAGCAAGAGGACTGAAAAAGTTCGTTATTGATAATCCGGAACCGTTTATTATTCAATGCAATCATGGTGGGGAGCGTAGACCAAATGATATAAGAGAGCCGATGCCGACTATCACAGGAAAACACGGATATGGGATTGTTGAACCGACACTTGCGCCATACATGGGAACTAATACAACAAATCATCCGGGCGGAAATTGCAAAGATCCGATACATACGATCACTACAGGAAATCAACAATGCCTTATTAGTCCTACGTTGATACAATATCACTCTGAAACAGTCAAAGGGGAAGTCCGAGGGCAAACAATAGAAGAACCAATAATGACAGTGGACGGATCAAATAGATACGGATTAGTTACATCGTTCTTACATAAATACTATGACGGTGGTTATAAAGGAGCAGGAGAAAACATAGAGAATCCATTACCGACAGTAACAGCATGGGATCATAACAGCGTAGTGACAGCAAACCTTATTCAAATGAACAATCATTGTGATGGAAGGGATATGCGAGATCCTATACCTACAATTACCGCTGGTGATGGTCATTTCGGAGAAGTCAGAGCATTTTTAATCAAATACTATGGTCAAGGCACAGGACAGGATATTAATGAGCCTCTTGACACAGTAACATCACGTGATCGTTTTGGACTGGTAACAATAGATGGTACAGATTATCAGATTGTGGATATTGGTTTAAGGATGTTGGAACCTAGAGAACTGTATGGATGTCAGGGATTTCCAGCAGATTACATAATCGACCATGATTATACTGGTAAGACATACCCACGAAGCGAACAGGTACGCAGATGTGGCAATGCAGTGTGTCCACCGATACCAGCAGCAATGGTCAGAGCAAACCTACCGGAACTTTGCATAGCAGAACGAACACCGAACATGAGAATAGAATCAGAGCAGACCGGGCAACTTCGGTTTGCCTAAGCATTTTTAAATTTTTAAACCAAGTATAAAATTCAAGCGACCATTTTAAAGACAGGTGGAAAGGAGCAGAATTGGAGAGATTAACAAGTAACAAAAAAGTATCTGATATGTCAATGATTGAACTGGCACATAATAGCTGCTATGCAGATGATGAGCGTAACGCACGGTACAGAGATTACGAGATGGACATGGACGCACGAGATTTTGCGAGAAACCTTATGGTCACACTAGCAAAAGATGAAATGCCAATAAGTGACACGGAGTTTGACGTGGAAATATTAGACGACTTGGCAATAGACCCGTTTTCGGATGTCCGTGGTCTAATTGCGCTATTCTATCGTAATTTGTGGGCTATGGCTAATTTAAGAGAAACACTGAAAAAATATGAGGACTTAGAGGAGCAGGGAAGTCTTTTAAAACTGCCTTGTAAAATCGGAGACGATGTTTATTTTGTTCCAAGCAAAGTTAATTACAAGCTGAACATATTAAATAAACATAGCGAAAATAACAAGGTCTATCATCAGAAGGCAGAGGATTTCGTACTGACAAGACATGGCTGGTACTTAGAGTGCGACCAAGATGTTAAGTATGGAACGGGTCATATTTTAACGGATGTGTCTTTCTGCAAAACTTGGTTCCTCACAAAGCCCGAAGCTGAAGCAAAACTGAAAGAATTGAGAGGTGGAGAAGATGACAGCATGGAACCCTAAACACATAATGAAAGTATCAACCAACAAGATGCCATGCGCATGTATAGGCTGCTTTTTTGGATGGCGCAATTTTATACCGATGATGAAGAAACGCCATGCAGTTGTTACTTATCGGGCACTACGCTGCCGTGGAATAATGACGTAACCGGCGAGCAAAGATTACCGGATTGCCCACTAAAATTAATCAGGAGAAAGAAAAAGAAAAGAGGTAAAAGATAATGAGTGAAGAATTAAGACCATGCCCGTTCTGTGGCGGGAAAGCAAAAGTAAAAGCAGCAAAGGAAGATCATATAGGGTTTACAGTATGGTGTGCATGTAACTGCGGTGCAAGGACAGGTGGGTTTTGTCCAGATATGAGCAAAGAGGATGACACGATAGAAAATATCGAGGAGGCTAAGAAAAGAGCTATTAAAGCATGGAACAGGAGGGCGAACGATGAGACTGATTGATGCAACGATTCAGCCAATGTTTTTAGCCGAATACATACTAGAACGCAAAGATACATTTATTCGCATACTGGAAAAAAGCGATAACGACTTTCTTTTTGGGTTGCTAATGGATTACTTTGATGAACAGCCAACCGCCTACGATGTAGATAAGGTTGTGGAGCAGTTGAAAGAAAGAAGTGAAGAATATAATTCTGGTGTACGACTGCATGGAAAGCCTGAAGAAATGCTTATGGATGAAGCAATCGAGATTGTGAAAGGCGGTGGAATAGATGGCAATTAAACCAATTTTATTTAATACAGAGATGGTTCGGGCAATATTGGACGGAAGAAAGAGTTGCACACGCAGACTTGTAAAGCCGGAACCGCAAGGATATTTTGAAGTAAGTGAAGAACCACTGTATGTATATGATACAGACGGAAATCAAGGCAAAATTACACCACCATATCAGCCGGGTGATATCCTTTATGTTCGTGAAACATGGCATAAATACATTAAGCGCGTAGGAAAAGGAGAAAGCTGTCGCTTTGCAGAGTTTTACGGGTACAGGGCAAGCGTGGCAAATTCAGAAGATGCAGACGAGCCTTGGCGCCCGTCCATCCACATGCCGAAAGAAGCTGCACGTATTTGGCTTAAGGTTACGGATGTGAGGGTGGAGCGGTTGCAGGAGATTCCCGGCGAAGATTTGATAAAAGAGGGAATTGACCTTTTTCAGTCAAATTATGTAAGAGATGCTTTTGATGAATTTACAAATATATGGAACTCCACCATTAAGAAATCCGACCTTAACTGCTACGGTTGGGATGCGAATCCTTGGGTGTGGGTTATCGAATTTGAGCGGTGCAAAAAGCCGAAAGGAGAAAATTAGATGAACGATAGATATTTATTCAAAGTAAAAAGAGTTGACGATGGAGGTACGGTTAAATATGCAAAGGAGCACAGAGGATTTTGAGAGCAAAGAAGATATGTATAGTATGTGGAAAAGAGTTTGAGCCCCGGGTGAATAATCAGAAATGTTGTTCACCCGAGTGTTCGGACATTCAAAAAGTTAAAAGAGCCAAGGCTTCATATGAAAAGCACAAGCGCCAGGCAAAGAAGAAAGAAAAGCCCAAGGCAAAAAAAGAAGACCTTGCAAAAGCCAACGAGGTAGCCAGGAACAGTGGCATGAGCTACGGGCAGTACATGGCGGAGAAGTACAGAGCTGAACAGCTCGAGACGATAGGAGAGAGGAAAGTGAAGAAAAAAGAAAACATGTTTGCAGGCAGGCTTGAGCTTGCGCTGAAAGAAAAGGACATCACTCAAAAAGAGCTTGCCATAAAGATTGATGTAACACCACAGACGATTAATGATTATGTTGCTGGCAGAAGAGAGCCGAACACGAGAACTAAATTAGCAATAGCTCAGGCACTGGGAGTTGGTATAGGCTATCTGCTAGGCAGAGACAGTGTAGGAGCGGATGAGCTCTTATTAATGATTGACGACAAGGAGAACAACTTGAGCACACCAATAGAAAGACGACTGATCTACCACACAGCCAAGGTAGTGCTGCAGGAGCTGATCCTGACTTACAAGGAGGCACAATGACCAAAGAAAGACTATCTCAACTCTACTACATCACCAAGGAATTGAGGATGTGGGAGGACGAATTAGAAGGACTGAGCACCCGGGCAAGACACCCGATTGATACACCAAGGCAGAAAGTAACATCCGATACCACCGGAAGTGTAGCCACAAGGCGAACCAACCTCGAACACATGATAGCTCACAAGCGGGCAGATCTCGAAAAGGAAAAGAGTGAGCTGACCGCTTACATAGTCGGAATTGAGGACTCGTATATCAGGCAGATAATGTATATGAGACACGTTAAGATGTACACATGGCACAAGATTGGCAGTGAACTCAATGTATCACCCGATGCTGCGAGGATGACACATGATAGATTTTTGAAGGAGAATACAAAGAAGCCTTGCTGATTGCAATAGAGGATATGAGAGAAGCTGCTAAATAGGCAGCTTCTTTTATTACACGAAAAAGAGTGTAAAATATATCAAGAGAAATTGCAAAAGAGAATAAAATACATCATTCACATTACACCCTATAAGGTGTATTATAATATCAGAAACAAGGAAACAAACAACAGAGAGGTAAGGAAAATGAGGCTGACCATATCGGCAAGACGGTGGAGAAAGAGAGTATACCATGAGAATATTTTTAGCAATCAAAAGAGAAGAGAACACAAAGGACAAGTATTACATCGCAGGAGTAATTAACTCTGACATGTATCCAAGCACATACGCATCAGAGAACCCGGATGCACGTATAGTTGAACTGCCGGAGATTGAGGGAAAAGGTTTTACCGGATGCCACATAAAACTGTAGGAGGCTTGGTTAGATGATTGTATACAAAGATATTTTATCCAAGTTGTCAGAAGCAGGATATAACACAACGACAATCCGGAAAGAAAAGATATTATCTGAATCAACTCTGACCAAAATAAGGAATAACGAGCCAATAAGGCTTGATTCATTGGAAGTAATAAGCAAGCTGACACATGAGCCGGTTGAAAACTTGGTAGAGTTCAAGTAGTTCGTTCAGTTCGGTTAGAATAAAATATAATGTAAAATATAGGAACCACCCGAAAGGGTGGTTTTTTTAGTGCGCAAAAATAGGTGAAGAAAATTGTATAGAAATATAAGAAATTACGAGAACGTGACAAAAATGAATATACAGGGTGTTGGGATGTACGACATACCGGCAATAGCCCCGGCAGAGTACCAGGAGGCAGAGTTGATAAGCTTCAACTATGCCAAGTCATGCAAGAGCCCGGCTGATAAGGCAGTACATTTCTTTGTTGATGATTATCAATTCAACAGAGTTTGGAACTGCGCTGATGACTATATATCAATGCTTAGAAAGTTCAAGTATGTATGTACGCCCGACTTTAGTCTGTACACAGACCACCCTAGAGCCATTCAGATTTATAACCACTATAGAAAACATTGGTGTGGTGCTTATTGGCAGGCTCACGGCATCAGAGTGGTGCCAACAATTGGATGGAGTGACGAGGCTAGCTTTGCATGGTGCTTTGATGGAGAGCCAACAGACAGTGTAGTGGCTGTCAGTTCTGTAGGAACACAGAACAGTGAATATAGCAAGGAACTATTTCTTGCCGGATATAGAGAAATGATGAAGAGATTGACCCCGACACACATTATCTTTTATGGCAAGGTGCCAAAGGAGTGCGAGGGAAACATAATCAGAGTTGAGAGCTTGTCAGAGAAGCTCAAAAAGCGAGGTACGTTGAATGAGGTATAGAGCACAGATTTTTGGAGGACGCGGAGGCGGTTCCGGTCGTGGTGGCGGTGGATGGTCTGATAGTGAAGTGGGAGCTACACCGGCTAAATTCATGTACAACGGCGCTAAAAGAAAGACCGGCGGTGAAGATGGCTATGTCAAAAATTCAAAGTATGAAAATGGACTGCGTGATATAGATGGTGGCAAGACCACAGCAGAACAGTTTGCCAGTCAGTTCAAAACGCGCGAAGAGCTCGACAAAGTACACAATTACCTTGTTGATAAAAGCGCAAGCGTCAATGCAAAGATTAGACAGCTCAAGAGTGCTGATGAATTGAGGAAGAATCCAAAGCTATACCATGAAGCGAAAGCCACACGAGAGGCAAGCAATGCAGTCAATGACCGCAGAAGCAAGGTAGCGCCTGTAAAGGCAGAAAAGGCGGTAAGAAAGGCTGACGATGAGTATACCTCATCAAGAACCTCAACATACGATAGATGGTACAAGCGGAATCGGGATAATTTCGCAGCATATTATTTTGGAAGCAAAGGAAAGAAATAAGAATGAATCTACAGTTTTTCGGTGGCAGAGGTGGAGGAAGTGGCAGAGGAAAAAGCTCAGGTTCAAGCGATGGCGGGGAACTGGGCGGAACAGTTGCTATACATAGACAGATTGAACCCGATGAGCATAACAGAGCCACAGTTGAGAGATATTACATGACAGGCAACCGTAATGTATTAACCAGCTGGGACGAGGACGGCAATGAACTCGACCATGAGATAACTATACAGGAACCAGTGAGACTAACGTTCAAGACGCGAGCAGAGGCAGTAGCCTATGCCAAGAAGATGAAATATAAATACATGAATCTGTGAGGTAGCATATGAGGATGAATTTACAGTACCACGGCGGTCGTGGTGGTGGAAGCAGCAGGGGGGGCGGTAGCCCTGCAGGTGTAAGTTTCACCGATTCAAAGACCGGTAAAGAATACAATTACTATTTCTACAAAGGCGAGGATGGTAAGAATTACTACAGTACAAGCATAGGCGGACTGCCTAAGCCGACACCAAACAACATGAGCCATGAGGAAATGGTAGAGCGTCTTAAACAGAATACAGGAAATGTTAAGAGTATCAGCAAGACGGAAAAAGCCAAAGCGGAGAAGGCATACAAGGTAGAGAGAGCAGAAGCAGACAGACAGCTCAATAATGCTTATGCAAATGAAAAAGAATTTGTTAAAAGGTCAAGGGCTGTAAGAAAAGGATTGAGGGGCACGAAGAGAGGAATATAGAAAAGGGGTGAGTAGCGTTGAAGCTGACGGAAAAACAAAAATTATTCTGTGATGAATACATAATAAGCCTTAACGCTACTCAGGCGGCAATTAAGGCAGGGTATGCAGAGAAGACAGCGTATGCGATAGGAGCTGAGAACTTGAAAAAACCTAAGATTCAAGACTATATCTCCGAACGGATGAAGCAAAAAGAAAGCTCGTTGATAGCCACGCAAGACGAAGTACTCCAATACCTGACATCAGTGCTGAGAGGCGAGAGCCAAACGACAGACACAGTGTTAGTCGGAATTGGTGAGGGCTGTCAAGAAGTGCAGGAAGTAGAAAAGAAGCCAAGCGAGAAAGACCGGCTCAAGGCGGCGGAACTGCTTGGCAAGAGGTACGGACTGTACACAGACAAGGTATCCGCTGATGTGGATATGTCACTTGATATATCTATTGATTATGGTGATGGCGATGAAGATTAAGCTGCAAGCCAATAAGTGCTTTAAGAAAGTCGACAGATGTACCAAGCGCTATATCGTGATGAAAGGCAGTGCCGGAAGCGGTAAGAGCGTGGACACGGCACAGAACTACATCTTGAGGCTGATGCACGACAAGGGCAGAAATCTCTTGTGCGTGCGCAAGGTGGATGTGACCAACAGAGATTCAACCTTTGCCGAACTGCAAAGTGCGGTCTTTAAGGCATTCGGGGACAAGTACTCCGATTATTGGTACATCAATGAGTCGGCTATGAAGATGCGTTGTAAGTCAAACGGCAATGAGATTATTTTCAGAGGGGTAAAAGATGATAAACAGAGAGAAAAACTCAAGTCAATTACTTTCAAGAAGGGAAAGCTCACTGATGTCTGGATAGAGGAAGCTACAGAGCTGACACAAGCAGACTTTGAGATTATTGACGACCGACTCAGGGGAGAACTTCCACCCGGACTATTCTATCAGATCCGGCTGACATTCAACCCTGTATCTGCTACCCATTGGATTAAGGCAGTATTTTTTGACCGGGTTGATGAGGATGTAATGACTCACTCGTCAACCTATCTCAATAATCGGTTCATTGATGCAGCGTACCACAAGCGAATGCTCAGGCGTAAGGAAGTAGACCCGGAAGGCTATCGAGTATACGGGCTTGGAGAGTGGGGAGAGACAGCAGGCCTCATTCTTCATAATTGGGAAGTCGAGGAAGTGTCACAGAACTATGAAGACTACGACGACGTAGCGGTAGGGCAGGACTTCGGTTTCAACCACGCTAATGCGGTGTATGTATATGGCTATCGTGATGGTGACATATATGTGCTCAAGGGCTTGTATGGATATGAAAAGGACACAAGCGAGTGGATAGCCGAAGCGGATGAGATACCAAAAGATAAAGTAATGTGGTGTGACTCGGCAGAGCCTGACCGCATCAAGACGTGGAGAACTGCAGGCTGGAGAGCCCGGCCGGTAAATAAGGAAGCAAACAGCGTTAAGGCTCAGATAGACTGGATCAAGGGCAGGCGAGTACACATACATCCTTCCTGCACGGACTTTATCAAGGAGATAGAACAGTGGAAATGGAAATACGACGACGTAAGGAACATGTACCTCGATGAGCCGGTACCATTTTTTGACGATGCGATGGCATCACTAAGATACGGCATTGAGGGTTGGCGAAAGCCAAAGGCTCACTTAAATACAGGACTGAAAGGTGGATTATAATGGCGGCACCAGACGTATACAGAATTGCAGACAATCAAATTATGGATGAGATACAGCTTGAAAAGTACATAGCCAAGAACGACGAAAAGGTAGCTCAGAAGTACAAGAAGCTTCAAAGTGCTTATGAGACCGACTATGACATTTTCCATCAGGCAAAAAAGCCTGAGTACAAGCCGGACAATAGGATAGCTGTTAACTTTGCAAAATATATCACAGACACCATGAACGGCTTTTTTATTGGAATCCCGATAAAGGTGAGCTCAAAGGACAACTCGGTGGACGATTATATCAACTATCTTGATGTCTACAATGACCAGGACGACAACAATGCAGAGCTTGCCAAGATTATGAAAATCTACGGCAGAGGCTATGAGATGTACTACGTTGATGAAGAGGGAAATGTTGGCATCACGTACCTGGACCCGATGGAGTCATTCATGATTTACGATGAGTCGATACTGATGAGGCCTCGCTACTTTGTCAGAATCTACAAAGACACTGAGGGAATCCGCCACGGCTCCATATCGAACGAGACCACAGTACAGTACTTTGACATTGACGGAGGCTTACACTTCCGGACGGATGAGGAAAAGGTACACGGCTTCGATGGAGTACCGGCAACTGAGTATATAGAGAACTCGGAGAGACAGGGTATCTTTGAATCGGTGCTGTCAATGATTGATGCATACAACAAGGCATTGTCAGAGAAGGCAAACGACGTTGACTACTTCGCAGATGCATACATGAAGATACTCGGAGCCAAGCTCTCAGAACCGGAACTGGAAGCCATAAGAGACATGAGAATCCTTAACTTCGAGGGAGAGGACGGCTCGAAGATTATAGCTGACTTCATGAGCAAGCCAAGCGCTGACGAGACACAAGAGAATCTACTGGAGAGAATCGAGAGATTAATCTTTCTAATCTCAATGGTAGCCAATATCAATGATGAGAACTTCGGAACATCGTCAGGCATTGCACTGAAGTATAAGCTTCAGTCAATGAACAATCTAGCAAAGACCGAAGAGCGTAAGTTCACAAGCGGAATGAATCAGAGATACAAGCTCATCTTTTCAAATCCGGTAAGCGGAATGAAAACGGATGACTGGCTCAAGATTGACATCAAGTTTACAAGGAACTTCCCGGCAAACGAGCTTGAGGAGTCACAGATAGCCGGTAATCTGTCCGGCATTACATCAAAGGAGACACAGCTCAAGGTCTTATCGGTTGTTGATAATGTCAATGACGAGCTTGACAGAATCAAAGAAGAGAATGAGCTCGATACAGAGGGCTACGAGGTGAATAGAAGTGTACTGGCAGAACAGACAGAGACAGTTGGCCAAGGCCTTGCAGCAGAGCGAGGCAAAGTTAAAGAAGAGATTAACAACGGCATATGATGAGCAGTACTCAAAGCTCGAAAAGGAGATAGCAGCATATTATCAGACCTATGGGACTGACAATGTGATTGAGTACAGAAAGCTCATGCAGGCACTGCCGGAAAAGGAGTACAACATCCTCATGCGAGACATAGAACTCTTCTGTGTCAGGCATCCGGAATATGCACACTTGGCACCGGCTAGGCGCAGTGCATATATTATCAACAGGCTTGAGGGCTTACAAATGTCTGTAGAGCTTGAACGGCTTGAGCTGATGGCGGAGGAAGAAGGCCAGCTTAAAGCTCATCTCAATGAGATAGACAAGCGAGGCTATGAGGCGGTAATCGAAAAGACCGGGGCAGTCGGTACAGTCAACAGAGATATAGTCAAGGCGGTAGTTAATACCGACTGGAGTAAGTCAGGGAATTTCTCAAGTAAGATATGGACCCGGACAGCCAACCTGGCCAAGGTATTAAACTCCGAAATATCGGCAGGCTTTGCCAGGGGAGATAATTACCAGAAGCTGACAAAGACTTTGAGGCAGAAGTTCAGCGTAAGCCAGAATGAAGCTATGAGGCTAGTGTATACAGAGGGCACTTACGTGCTCAACGAGTCCACGGCTCAGGCTATAGAACAGACCTTTGACTACTATGCTATAGCCCCGATTGAGGACGGTAAGGCATGCCAAGTATGTTTAGATATAGCGGCGAGCACTAAGACCAGTCCGGTAAGATATTCGGCAAGAATAGCGGGAGTCAACTTCCCACCATTCCACCCTTGGTGCAGGTGTTCAACATACATTGTGATACCAGACAAACAGGCTTGGATTGAGAACTATGTCAGGACACACGGCGGTGATCCAGCCGTCAGCTCCGAACAGAAAGACAAGGCTAGGGAATTAGTGAGGGCTTTTACATGAGAAAAATAGTAATCTGCGGTGCCAGATGGTGTACCCCATGTAAACACGTACTCAATACATTGAGAGTACAGGTTGAGCAAGAGTGCCCCGGCACTACTGAATATATAGACCTGCAGGAAGAGCCACAGGCAATTGACAAGTACAAAGTATATAAAATCCCGATGGTGATACTCGAAGAGGACGGAAAGCCTCTGAGGAGCTATGTCGGGACATATCCAAACCACCTTGAATTAGTCCGGTGGGCAAAAGGAGAAAAGGATGATAGAGATTTATGAAACCTCAACAAGTTTGGCAGTGAACGGCCACGCCAATGCAGGAGTTAAAGGCGAGTCGGTACCGTGTGAAGCGGTAACTGCCATGATTAATATGTTCGTGATGGGTGTCGACCATTATCAGAACATTGAATATGAGCTTGAGAGCGGGCATTTTTACATTAATTTGAAGCAGATAGTATATGTCTGTGACCCGATTCTTGAAGCATTGAAATTAGGCTTGCAATCCGTAGCAGAAGCATATCCGGAATACATCAGCTACGAAAAAGCATAGAACTGGCCAAGCATTGAAGCCATAAAAAGCTATGGAATGACCAAGCGTTGAAGTCGTTAAAAGCCACGGAATATAAGTTAAGCATTGGAACTCTAAACTATGGAAGGAGAGAAACACATGAAAAAGAAATTGAACTACTGGACACAGCTCTTCGTGGACGGCACAGACGATACCAAGGGAGCAGATACCAAGAACACAGACACCAAGAGTACTGACGACTCTAAAGACAGCAAAGCGGGCGGTGAATCCAAAGACAGCTCCAAGGGAGACGAAAAAAAAGGAGAACCCGAAAAGAAGTATACCGATGAGGATGTCAATAGAATCGTTCAGGAAAGGCTTAAGAGAGAGCGCGAGAAGAATGACGAAGCCAAGAAGCTTGAGGGTATGTCAGCTCAGGAGCGTGCAGAGCATGAGAGAGACGCACTCAAAAAGGAGCTTGACGAGCTCAAAAAGGCTGACGCACTCAACAAGATGGCGCAGGAAGCCCGTAAGATGCTCTCGAATGAGAAAATCAATGTCTCTGACGGCTTGGTTAATATGATGGTAACATCAGAGGCCAAGACCACTAAGGAGAATGTTGACAACTTTATCAAAATGTTCAAGGTAGCAGTACAGGACGCAGTTAAGGACAGCCTGAGAGGCAAAGCTCCGACAACAGGCGGAAGTTCAACTTTGACTCGTGCCGAACTCGATAAGAAACTGGCCGAAATCGCTAGTCCTGCAGAAAGACAGCGATTGATAGCTCAACACATTGACCTATTCACGAAAGGAAAATAACAACTATGAATAAGAACAGAACTATTGCATACAGAAAACAGCTTTTCGCACCGGAGACAAACACCACAGTTGCAGCAGACCTCGAGCCGGTTATTTCCATTGACCATACCAACCAGTTGGTAGCAGGTATCAAGTCACTGCTCACAGTACTTGGCATTGTAGATATGAAGCCAATGGCAGAGGGTACTACTGTCAAGATGTACAAGACCACACAGAAGAACACACCGGATCAGGTTGCAGAGGGCGAGGTTATCGGTCTGACAAAGGTAGAGAGAAAGCTCGTTAAGACTTTTGAACTCGTGCTTAAGAAGTTCAGAAAGTCTACCACAGCCGAAGCAATCCAGAAGGTCGGCAAGGACAAGGCAGTCAATGAGACTGATACAGTCTTCATGAGAAATATCCAGAAGGGTATCAAGGCTGACTTTTTCACATTTATCAAGGCAGGTACAGGCGTAGCTACTAACCTCGCAGAGAAGAAAGCCGCTGCTTCAAACTCTATCCAGGGTGCTATCGCAGGCGTATGGGCTAAGCTCTCAGCTTACTTTGAGGATATGGACGTAGAGCCTATCTACTTCCTTAATCCTCTTGATATCGCCACATATCTTGCCAACACACCTATCACAGTACAGACAGCCTTCGGCTTCCAGTATGTGGAGAACTTCCTCGGACTTGGCACTGTGGTGCTCGACAATTCCGTAGAGGTTGGCAAGGCAAAGGGTACAGTCAAGCAGAATCTTAACGCTGTGTATATCCCAACATCCGGCGCAGTAGGATCTACCTTTGGTATGACATCAGACGAGACCGGCATGGTGGCTATGAAGCACTTCCTCGACGATAAGACTGCTGCCATCAACACACTTGTGTTTGAGGGTGTGACTTTCTACGCTGAGGATGCATCAGGTATCTTTACAGCTCCGATTGCTGTAGAAGCAGCCGCAGTTGCAGCATCTGATCAGAAATAGGAGGTAGCCGATGATAGACAGAGTTAAGGAGAGAATCAAGAAAAGACTGTCTGATGAGGAAATCAATGATGACGTCATGGACGAAATCAACCAGATAGTCACTGACCGCTTGTGTCTGCGCCTTGGAGTATCTGAGGATGCTTTTCCGACTCTGTTTGAGTCAATCGTAGTTGATGCTTGCGTCAAAGCATGGCGCAAGTGCTACTACGAGGGCGTATCTTCCGAGGGAGTCGGCAGTCTGTCTAACACGTTCATTGATGATGTGCTCGCAGAATACGCAAGCGAAATTGACAGTTGGGTGAATGCCAACGAAAGCTCGAAGAAAAGGACGGTGCACTTCTTATGAGATGGACGCGAGTAACAATATACACCACAGTGGACGGAACAGAGGACGAGCTCGGCAATCCTGTGGAGGATGTAGAGGAACTCTACAACGGCCGTGCGCGTATAAGTCCTTGGACAGATTCAAGCGTGCAGGCGAATGGTAGGGAAGTGACCAAGAATGAGATGCAGTTCGCGGTTCCTTGTGACTATGAGAAGCTCAAGAACGCTAAAGTCCTTGAGAATAACTGCAAGGCATTTGACATCACGGAAGTGACCGAACTAGCCCCACGCTGGACGCTGATAACGGCCAAGAGGTACAACACATGAGCATACACGTAAAAGGCACAGACAAGCTTGTAGAAGCACTCTCTCAGATGTCACAGGCAAGGTTTGATGCAGTCTGTCAGGTCTCAGCATCGAACATATACAATCGTGGCAAGACTGACGGAGGTACACCGGTAGACACAGGCGAGCTGAGACAGTCGTTAACAATCGGGACTATAGACCACGGCGCAGAGGTTGGATATACCAAGGACTACGCCCCACACGTCGAGTATGGCCACAGGACACGAGGCAGTGGGTATGTTGAGGGACAAAGATACCTTGAACGTAATGTAGAGAAAGAGAGACCTGAATTTAAGCAGCTACTTATTGACAACATAGAGAGGTTGGTGAAGTGATGCTACAGCAATTCAGCATTGTCGAGCTGATAAAGCAGATACAAAAGACGGTGCTATCCGGTACCGGCAAAAAATGCTATGACCACGTAGAAGAAGGGCAGGCTTCACCATTCTACTACGCAGAGTTGGTTCAGACTAAGCCCGCCAACACCAAGACTATGTACGTGACAGAGTACACAGTCAACATACATGTGGTGTCAGAGAGTGGCAAGACATCTGTCCCACTCTTCAAGGAGATACAGGCACTCGAAGAGGCTATGACGGCTGACATTGATATACCAGAGCCTTATGAGCTTATTTATCAGATGTGCAATGGTATTCAGTCAGCATACAAAGAAAAAGACACCAACGAGAAACATGCAGTCCTTAACTATACGTTTAAGATCTGCTATGGATATATGATGAAGTAAAGGAGACACGATATGAAATACAACAAACAGTTATTCGGAAACGAAGGCGCCTCAGAGACAACAACAGGCTTTGATAAGGGTGCTTACTGTGATTTTTCAGCGAATGCAGTTAAGGCACTCGCAGGCAAGGATATCTTACTTGCAGTATGGAACGCAGAAGGTACAGCAATCAGCGCTATCGCAGGTCAGCAGAGTCTTAAGCTTAATCGTTCGGCTGATTCTATTGAAGTAACAACCAAAGATACAGGAGACGGTTGGAAGGCGTACATCGCAGGGTCTAAGGAGTGGTCAATAGACACGGATGGTCTGTACATCAACACAGATGCATCAATGCAGGCACTCTCTACAGCTTTCGAGAATGGTGACCCGGTATGCATTAAAGTATACAACAAGAAGACCAAAAAGAGTATGTTTGGCGGTCTTGCAGTTATTACAGACTTCCCACTTGAGGCACCTTATGACGACTCAATGACTTACTCTATCTCACTCAAGGGACAGGGCAAGCTCGTGGATCTGAGCTCCAACCCTGTAACACCTGATACATTACCTGCATAACAAGCAGGGGCTATATGCCCCTGCCTATTTTCAAAAAAGGAGAAAATACAATGTTCGAAGTAAATGGAAAACAGTACGATTTCAAATTCAATACAGAGAGAATCTCGATTATAGAAGCTGCTGCCAAGACAGCTATCATGGGTGAATATTCAAACACCAACGGCTTATTCTCACTCAAGACCATGAACTCAATGTTCCAGCTTGCAGCTAAAGAGGTAGGCTCTGACAAGTTCCTTGGACAGACAGAGGGTGCCAAGCTCTTCGAGGATGCACTCAAGGAGAGAGGCTATGCCACTATCGCAGTCGAGATTCAGTCAGCTCTAATGAGAGATACACCTTTTTTATTCCAAGCCAACTAATCGCGAATGAGTATTTCAACGAGCCAAACGAGACCCCGGCAGAGAAAGAGCTGAGAAGGCCCTACCTGCAGGATATAGATTTTGCTTGGTTCGTTGTTAATTTCAATTATACGAAAGCCGATTATTTGGCTCTGACTCCACGCGAAAAAGCCTTCATATACAAGGCTTACGAAACTAAGACAGTCAATCAATCAACGCTGCTACGAGACACAGTCCTGAACGCTATAAGCAACAGTAAGCGTAGACGAGGGGCGAGCGTGTTCAAGCTATGGAAAAAGCGAGCCAAGAAGGCTGACATATCCACAGTTCGAGATAACATGAAAGTCATAGCAGAGATTGAGAAGAACGAAGTAGGTTGGATAGATAAGATATATGCAGCCAACGGATGGACAAGGAAGTAGGTGAAACATGGCTGACTATACATTAAGCGTTGACGTCACAGCGAATGACCACGCGAGCGAGACGTTTAAGAAAATACAGGACAATGCAAAAAATTTCAAATCAACCGTAGAGAATGCCGGACAGTCCATGCAGAATTTTGGCAAAAAGACGGAATCGGTCGGCAAGAGCCTCACCAAGTCAGTTACCATGCCTATAGTTGGACTTGGAACAACTACAGCAAAGCTTTCCATGAATTTTGAGAGCTCAATGGCTAAGGTCAGTACTATCGCTGACACGACACAGGTACCTATCGGAGACTTGAGGGAGTCTATCCTTAAGCTCTCAAGCGATACCGGTGTGGCGGCATCTGACATAGCTGAGTCAGTATATCAGGCCATATCAGCGGGACAGTCAACAGGCGAGGCGGTAAACTTTGTTACAGAGTCCACCAAGCTTGCAAAGGCGGGCTTCACCGATGCAGCCACATCAGTAGACACGCTGACAACAATCCTTAACGCTTACGGAGATAAGGCGGGCGATGTAGCAAGCGTATCTGACAAGCTTATCACGACTCAAAATTTAGGAAAGACGACCGTTGACCAGTTGGGTGCTTCGATGGGTAAGATTATCCCAACAGCCAACATGTACGGTGTGAGCCTTGATAACATTACATCTGCTTATGTTACCACTACTAAGAATGGTATCGCTACGGCAGAATCGACAACATACCTTAACAGCATGCTCAATGAGCTTGGAAAAGCGGGCACCAAGGTATCTGACATGCTGAAAGAGAAGACAGGCAAGTCATTACAAGAGCTGATGGAATCCGGTATGTCATTAACTGATGTACTCAACATTGTCCAGGAAGCATGCACAGAATCCGGTAAGTCAATTGGTGATGTGTTCAGTTCGCAGGAGGCGGCAAAGGGTGCGGCTACACTTGTGCAGCATGCAGATGATTTCAACAGTGCTATGCAGTCTATGGCTGATTCGGCAGGAGCCACCAACGAGGCATTCGGTAAGATTGACAGTTCAAGGGCACAAAACTTTGCCAAAGCTCTAAACGACTTGAAAAATGCAGGCATACAGTTCGGAGAGGCAGTAGTGCCGGTAGTAGTGCCATTTTTTACTGAGTTGGTAAGCGTAGCTAAAGGCGCGGCCGATGCATTCAACAGCCTTCCAGAACCGATGCAGAGCATGATAGTTAAAGGCTTGGCTTTAACGGCAGCTTTTGCCCCAGCGATAACTGTGTTTGGTAAGATCACGGCAGTGGCTGGCAAAGTCACAAGTGGCTTTGGTTTAATTACACGCAAACTCGGAGGCCTTGGCAGTGCAGCATCATCAGCAAGTGCGCCGGTATCAAGTGCGGGTGCGGCAACAGGAAGCCTTGCAAAGAACGCACTCGGACTTATAGCGGCAGGAGCTGGCATCTTATTGGCTTCGGCAGGCTTAGCGCTGCTTGCGTACTCAGCAATTCAGTTGGCTCAGGCGGGTCCTACAGCAATCTTAACTATGGTTGGAATGGTAGCAGCAATCGCACTGCTCGCAGTAGGAGCGGCGGCATTGGCACCGGCACTCACAGCCGGAGCAGCAGGACTCTTGGCATTCGGTGCGGCTATCCTCATGGTAGGCGCGGGAGTGGCACTGGCGTGTGCCGGTGTAGCTCTGCTATCCACTCAGTTACCAACTATATCAGAATACGGTCAGTCGGCAGCAGTCGGAATTATAGCTCTCGGTGTGGCTCTAATGTCATTCGCAAGTGGTGCCACTATGGCAGGAGCCGGAGCTTTGATTCTTGGCGCTGGCTTATTGGTGGCAGGTGCCGGAGCCCTCACAGCGGCGGCAGGAGTAGCATTACTGGCTGTCGGAGTTGTGGCACTTGGTGCAGGCATAATAGTCGTAGCAGCAGGAGTTAATCTCTTGGCAGCAGGGCTTGTGGTATGCGGTGCAGGGCTTGTAGTTGTGTCCAACAATGCGGGTACAGCCACGGCGGGACTTGCAGCATTCACGCTTGCGGTAGCGGCAGCAATTATTCCAATCACGGCAGGAACAGTGGTAACGACTGCATTTACTGTCACAATGGTGGCACTCGGTGCAAGCCTGACCGTATCAGCAGGAGGAGCCACACTACTTGCGGCGGCACTTCTTGCAGTATCGGCTGAGATGGTAGTCATATCGACTACAGCCAACTCAGCAAGCAACGACCTTAAGAACATGGTCAAATCAATTGACATTGTAGACTCAGGAATCAACAACCTTAAAAAGGTGGCAAGCTCAGGGCTCAAGGCTATAGCTTCAGCATTTACAGCAGCAACACCGAACGTTACAGCTAAAGCTACCACAATGTCACTGAAAATGGCTGATTCAGTCCACAAGGGCTTCACAAAGGTGCCAACTTATATCATGACGACCATGACAATGGCGAACGCGGTCACTCTGGCTCAGTTCGTGGCAATTAATGCCACTGTATCAGGGCAGATGAATCGAATGGTCGGAACTGTCAGAACATCACTTAACCAGATGAAGAGCGCCTTTGCGGGCACAAGGTTCAAGCTTAACACGAGCATGGCTTTACCACATTTCAGTATGAGCGGCAATTTCAACGCGCAGACCAAGGCAGTGCCAAAGGTACATGTGTCTTGGTACGCCAAGGCTTACGACGAGGCTATGATGTTCAACACTCCTCAGGTAGTGCAGGCGAATGGCTTCGGTGACGGACCGGGCAACGAAGTGGTAAGCGGTGACAGACATCTTGTTGAGTTGTTCAAGGAAGCTCTTGGAAGCTATGGTGGTGGCGATACTATCATCCCGGTATATGTCGGACAGGAGAGAATAGACGAGCTTGTAGTTACTGCAAAACAGCGAAAAGACTTCAGATCGGGAGGTAGATAATGTTAAAAGACTATCCAACGATTATTAATAATACACAGCTCTTTCAGCCAAATAAGTGGGAAGAGACAAGTGAAGTAGTAGAAGAGACATATAAGACTGAGGCTGGCACAGACCAGGTCTCAGTCACACGCTATGACAAGCTCTCGGTAGATGCTCAGTATAGAGTTAATTCAGAATGGCTCAAGCAGTTTAAAATGTGGTCTAAGGTTGACTCACTTGATGCATCAATCTATGACGCTACGGCCAATGGCTATGTCAACAGGGTGATGAGGATGCGAAATTTCAAGGACTCACCGATTGAATGGTCAGAGAGAATGGAAGACACTGACGGTATATGGGATGTAAGCTTCAGCTTGGAGGAATTTTAGATGTACAAGGTATCAGCAGCATATAAAAAAGCAATGAAAGAGCCAGTACATCGCTTCCTCATCGGTGGAAGTATATCCAACACCACATTCGCTGACCGGAATGTACTGAAAGGCTCATTCTCAATTACTAACCAGTGCTCTGACGATTCAGAGATGAAGATAGGGCAGGTGTATGTTGGTGAGCTCAACGCCACGTTCGTTAATCTCAATGTAGAACGCTATTCATTGCAGAATAAGCTTATCAAGCCGACATTCAGCAGGAAGACAGCGGACGGATATGAGACTATCCCACTTGGTGTGTTCAAGGTGTCAGAGGCATCATGGACAAGCTCAGGCATCGTTATCAAGGCTTACGACAACATGGCAGAGCTTGACAAGGGCTGTGATGTTAACTCAGCGAACGGCACACCTTACGAGCTGGCGCTTCTTGCATGCAAGTCGTGTAAATTAGAGCTTGGCACCACCAAGGAAGAATTTAAGAAATTCGCTAATGGAATTGAAAACCTATCTATGGTGGCAGAAAACGACATAGAGACTTGGCGAGACTTTATATCCTGGGTGGCTCAGACCTGCGCTTGCTTCGTCACAGCGGACCGCTTCGGTAAGATAGTGTTCAGAGCTTACGGCGATACTGTAGTAGATACCATAGACTCAAAGCACCGATTCACCGGAGCATCATTCTCGGACTTTGAGACCCGGTACACAGGTCTTTCATGCGTTAATATCGGAGACAAAACCACATCCTATTACGGAATGGAAGTTGACGACGCCCTGACTTATAATCTCGGCTCCAATCCGTTCCTGCAGTATGGTGTGGACGATGCAAAAGAGGAAATGCGCCGGGCAATCCTGCATTCTTTGCAGAATATTTGTTATGTACCATTCAAGGCTTCAATGATTGGAGACCCGGTATATGACCTTGGAGATGTTCTGAGCATGTCAGAGGGTATAGCGGACGGCTCGAAGCTGTACTGCATCACCAAATATACATTCAATTATAATGGCGAGTATGAAGTACAGGGAGTCGGCAAGAACCCGGCTATAGCCAACGCTAAGAGTAAGACGGATAAGAACATCGCAGGGCTGATGAATCAGGATGATGAGAATCTTATACATTTTACCGTGTTCACAAACACCGGTCCGGTGGTGGTAGAGGACAAGTCAAACCAATCTGTCTTTTCGATGCGCTTTATAGCAACAAAGACCACACACGTGGCACTTGATATGGAGATACTGCTCAACGTAGAGACTACGGAAGAGGGCGAGGAGTACCAGTGGGTTGAACACGATGCGGTGGCTAAAGTCCATTATTACATAGACGGGGCAGAAATAGACTTAAGAAAGCCTATAGAGACATGGCAGGACGGTCAGCACATTCTGACCTTAAGATATGACTTGCAGGCAGTAGATGCTGCTATCCATACATGGGATGCGTGGATTGAGATGCAGGGCGGAAGTGCTACTATAGATACCTACGGCATCCATGCGGTAGCGATGGGCCAAGGTCTTGCAGCAGAGAGCGATTGGGACGGAACTATCACAGCATCCGATGAAGTTGACAGATACACATTTAGCCTTGTTAGAGACTTCACAGACTCAGCCAACACGACACTTAACACACCGGCTCGTGCAGTTCCGGGCGACATACTGGCAAGATTCGACTTCACAAATATGTTTGGCCGTATCGCTGACAATAACCAGTCTTACGACAACATGACTACATTCACTCCTTATGTCAATGCAAGCCGCGTTACGACTGATGCGGATTACAACAACACGACAGGATGGCAGGGTACCGGCGAAATTAAAAAGGGTACCAATAAGACGCTCACCACTACAGATGTATACGGAGTCACATCGGTTGAGACTGCATCACAAAACGCTGTGTTCTATGCTTCGTTCGACAGTGGCTCTACTTGGGTCGGCTGGACATCTGAGGGCTGGGTTGAGAATGTAACAATGATAAAGAAAGAGATAGAGGCGGTGCCTGAGTCGGCATGGAAGCAGTACGACAAAGTAAGGTTCAGAGTCTTACTCGAAGGCGGTGCAACACTCTATGCACTACATCTATACGGAGGTACATTACATGATTAAAGGACATGTAGCAATCGAATTGCACAATCACAAGACGGGGTTGAGAGACAGGATCGAGGGCGACAACATGGTTACCAATGCACTTAACTATGTTATCCCCATAGTAATGGGTGGAAATACTTCGGCTGAAAACTTAATGCCTCTTTGCAAAAAGGCACTCGGAAGCCTGATGTTGTTTGATGGCACCCTCACAGAAGACAAAAATAACATGTTTCTGCCGGCAGAAGCTCATCTCGTGGCTTTCGCCGATAGAGGGCTTGACACGACACACTCTGATAGAGGGTCTCTCAACTCAGCAGAGACATATCAGACCGACACGGGCTATCAGTCGGTGTGGGATTTTTCGACATCACAAGCAAACGGTACCATTAAGTCACTGGCATTAAGCCTTAACTATAGTTTCGATGGCAGCTATATCCGAAACTCGCCTTACAATCTTGTTGGGCCGTTCAAAACATCAGGCCCATCTTGCAAGAATTTGGGTAACAAGACTGAATTCTACTGCTATGCACTATGTTACGACGTGGAAAATCAGTATCTATACTACATTGACCCAGAACTTGGAGGGGTATCTTCAAGAACTGAAAGAGACGACACCGGAGAGACTAAGTATCTGTACTCTACAGAAATTCACATCATGAAGGCCTACGTGCCAACGACAAAGTTCAAGCTGGCTGATTATCCATCACCAACCAATTATGGCGAGGAAGTGACATCGTTCACAATAGAAACAGGCACAGTTAATACGGACTGTCGAGGCTATTTCAAAAATGGATATGATGGCTATGCGTATATGATCACACCTTGGGGCACGGCTGGGAAAGTCGAAATGTACAAGCTTAAACTGTCAGATTATAGCTTTGAGATATCCGAAGCTCAGACATTCACAGTGAAGAGCGTTAATTTTTACAATTATTATGGACACTCGACAGCTAATAACGGCAAAGCATACATTAAATCGCTCGACAAAAAAACTATCTATATAGTCAATCTATCAAATACCGTGGATGTGCAGGAGGTTAAGCTTCCGAACGATTACACTCTGTCCGATGATTATCTGATGAATCTGAAAAATGGAGGGGTTAAATTTTCAACTTCCGACAGTCGCTTCGGTATTTGCTATCCTGACGGCAAAGTGATTATTAATCAACAGAACGGAAACTATGGAAACGACCCCATAAGAAACAATCCGTGGCTCATAACTGACAATCTTGTGGTATTTGGCCACAGCGCGTATTATTATCGGTCTTACTCGACTGGCAGCCTACTCAACAACTACCTCGGCACTATCTACAATCTGCCACAGCCGATAGTAAAGACTGCTGCAAGCTCCATGAAGGTAGTATATACGCTGACAGATATAGATTAAGGAGGCAAGCATGGCTAACCTTAAGATACACTTGGATTACAGAGGTTCGAGCAAAATCATCAAGAGGCTGTGTCAGACCGTGAACTATCTCTCAGAGGTAGCGAACGGTGACATGCGCACGGACGTCTACGATGTCAACCAAAATGGCATCGTAGACAATTCAGAGCTCGTGAATGGTCACGAAGTATGGAAAGATGTACCGGTTGACGCCAAGTTTACTGATACAGTCTACGATGATAGTTACTTGCAAGGCAAGGTAAGTGCCAACAGCAACAATCTGCAGTTAATAATGCAGACGCTTTTCGACTGGAATGAGAACTACCTCATAGACAGCCAGGGTAGACAGATAGTTGATAGCTTGGGTAGACCTATATACACCTCAAGCTACAAATCTAAATTCGACACACAAGGAGGAAAATAAATGAGTGATACACAAGCACAGGCATTGGAATCGGCACGAATAGTTGACCAAAATCCTGCTACAGGAATAGCACCGGAAGACATGTTCATCATGGACTCTATTGCAAGCGGTACAAGGGCTATAAGTTATAAGGCCTTGTGCGATGCGATAGCGGTCACTCTTGGCATAGCCACAATCAAGGACACGGCAGATGGTGCTATGCAGAAGAGTGAATACGATAAGAATCACAGTGGGGCTGTTGATAACGCAGAAATATTAGATAATCACTCCGAGGAGGTAATAAATGGAAAATGAGGATATCGTAAGAGAGCTTGCTGAGCAGGGCGAGCGAATCAAGGTAGCGAACAAGAGAATTGCTGACCTTGAAGAACAGCAGCAGCGTATCCAAGACCTGACACTATCTGTGCAGGAGCTTGCGATAAGCGTTAAGAACATGGTAGAAGTGCAGAAAAAGCATAGTGACAAGCTTGCAGAGCTCGAGGCGAGACCGGCACAGAACTGGAATACTATGACGAGAACTGCTTTTACTACAATTATATCAGCAATTGCAGGAGCGTTAGCCCTTGCATTGGTCAACTCAGTAGCACATTTTATGTAAGGAGGAAATTACTATGAAGAACTGTGTATTTAAACCAAGCGTTAATACCATTGAGTGGCTCAAGGCGGCAGGCGTCAGAGCTGTAAAAACTATGGCTCAGACAGCCCTCGGAACCATCGGAGCTTCCGCCGTGATCTCAGCGGTGGACTGGCGTGTAGTCCTGTCTGCATCGGTCTTATCCGGCGTGGTCAGCATCTTAACATCTATTGCAGGAATCCCGGAGGTGAGCACAAATGAAAATAATTGACGTATCACACCATAATGGCAATATTGACTGGCAGACAGTCAAGGGCAACGTAGACGGTGTGATCTTACACTGTGGCTACGGACAGGACCTGGAAAAGCAGGACGACCCACGATTCCGAGAATGGGCTACTGAGTGCACAATACTCGGCATTCCATTCGGAGTATACCTCTATTCATACGCCAAGAGTGTAGACAGAATAGAAGGAGAAGCGAAACATACATTAAGACTTATCAAGGGTTATAATCTGTCGCTCCCTGTATTCTTCGATTCAGAGGAACCGGGAACCGAGAGTGTAGCTCAGGCATGTGCACTTAGGTATATGGAGATCATCAAGGCAGCAGGCTATACAGTCGGCATCTATGCGAGTGAGTCTTGGTACAAGTCCTATATGTCGGGCATCAAAGACTGTCCGCTGTGGATTGCTAAGTATGGCATCAACGACGGACAGCCACACGTCAAGCCAAGCATCGACGGAATGTGGGGATGGCAATACACCAGTACTGGAACAGTACCGGGCATCGAGGCGGGCAGTCTAGATATCTCAGAATGCTACTCTAATGTTACATCCGCTCCTCAGAATGTGACACCAAGTCCGATACCGGTGACACCTGCTCCAACACCGGATGAGAGCTGGAAGGGTGACAAGTCAATCTATCTTGAGAATGACTATGTTGAGTCGTGGCAGCATGCCATGAATGTAGGTTTCGACTTAGAGGGAGCTGACCGACTGTCTTGTGACCGCAAGTGGGGTAGAGATTCACAGGCTTTTGCAAGTGCACATAATCTATGGAGTGGACAGATTCATAATTGCCCTACAGCTATCAGGTGGTTAAGGACCATGCTGAGAGAAGTCTACGGATTCAACAAGCTTGACGATATCGGCGAGTGGACGGAATACCTTACCGAATGCGTTAAGGTATTCCAGAGGAATAGGGGCTTGACTGTTGATGGAATAGTGGGTAAGATTACAACGTATTGGCTACTTAGCGGGCAAGCAATATAAAATTTGCCCCAAATTTGCCCCAAAAAAACAATAAACCTAGTAAATTCACGGATTATGGGCTGTGTCTTGTGGGTTCAAGTCCCACTGCCGGCACTATTTGCAAAACCCCGTAAATCCAAGATTTTCAGTAAAATCAAGGGTTTGCGGGGTTTTTCTTTACTTACAATCTTTCAAAAAATTAAAGAA